TGGTTTATCCTCAAATGATGGTATGCAAATTTTATCAGTATCAAATGAATATATTTATCTTGGTTTCTTTGCAGATACTTTAAGAATGGAAATGCACGATAGTGATAATGTTAGACTAAGAAGTAATGCTGTATTTAGAGACACTAATGCTTGGTATCATGTTGTTTTTACATTCGATAGCACACAATCAACAGCATCAGATAGAATGAAAATGTGGGTAAATAATGAACAAATTACAGATTTTAGTCATTCAACTTATCCATCACTTAACTATGGAAGTTATATAGGTGGAAATACACAACACACTTTAGGTCGTAGAGAAAATGACGATAGCGATTATTTTGATGGTATAATTTCTCATGCTCATCTTACTGTAGGTTATACTTACACACCATCAGCATTTGGTTCAACAGACAGCACAACTGGAGAATGGAAAATAAATACTTCTCCAAGTGTATCTTATGGAAATAATGGTTTCTTTATTTTAAAAGATGGTAACTCAGTAACAGACCAATCTGGTAATAGTAATAACTTTACAGTTGGTGGTGGTACACTTACAAAAACAGAAGATTGTCCAAGCAATGTTTTTTCAACAATAGATCTTTTATCTACTCACGCATCAAATTATACATTTGCCAATGGAAATAACAAGGTAACTAATTCAAATGGAAGTACAAGAATTACAAGAGGCACTTTAGGAGCTTCTTCAGGTAAATATTATTTTGAAACTAAAATTGCTACTGTTGGTGGTTCTGGTGGATTTGGTACTGGATTATATGTTGGAGTAACTGATGCAGATTATTTTGAACAATTGGGTACAAGTCAGGCTTTTATAGGAACTGGTCCAAATCAAGTTGCACAAAGAGGAGATGGAAGTCATCTTGCTAAAAATAATACTCAAATTAATGGTTATGAAAGTTGTAGTGCAGGAAACATCTTGCAAGTAGCTTTAGATTTAGATAATGGATATGTTTATTTTGGAGTAAATGGAACTTGGGGAAATAGTGGAGATCCAACAAGCGGTGCATCAGGAACAGGTGGAGTTTCTATTACAACTGGTAAAACTTACATGTTTGCTGCAAGTGGTTATAATGGTTGGAGTGTAGAAACAAACTTCGGCAATGGCTATTTCGGAACAACAGCAGTATCTAGTGCAGGAACTAACGCAAGTGGAAATGGAATTTTTGAATATGATGTACCAACTGGCTACACAGCTTTATCAACTAAGGGGTTAAACGAATAATATGGCATATACTACAATAAATAAATCGACAGACTATTTTAATACTAAACTTTATTCTGGTAATGGAAGTGCTACACAAGCTATAACAGGTGTTGGTCATCAACCAGATTTAGTTTGGATAAAATCAAGAAGTAATACAGAAAGTCATATATTATCAGATGTTGTTAGAGGTAGCACTAAAAGATTAAGAGCAGATACTACTAATGCTGAAGATGATATAGGTTTAAATGGCATTCAATCATTTGATACTGATGGATTTACAGCAGGAGATGGAGATGGAATGAATGCAAGTGGTCAAACTTATGCCTCATGGAACTGGAAAGCAAATGGTGCAGGTTCAGCTAATACAGATGGTTCTATAAACACAACTTATACATCAGCTAATACAACAGCAGGTTTTTCTATATCAACATACACAGGAACAGGAAGTAGTGCTACTATTGGTCATGGATTAGGTGCATCACCAGATGTTGTAATTATTAAAAAAACAAGTCACGCTGAAGATTGGAATTTTCAAACTTCTGCATTAGGTTATGGTAATTACCTTGTTTTAAATAGTACTGGTGCATCAGCAAGTGCTGGTGGAGGTTTGGTTAGTGCAGTTAGTTCAACAACAGTAACTGTAGATAGTAATTCTTATGTTAATAGTAGTGGTGCAACTTATGTAATGTATTGCTTCACAGAAAAAACTGGTTATAGCAAGTTTGGTTCTTATACTGGTAATGGTTCTACTAATGGTACATTTGTTTATACAGGATTTAAACCTGCGTTTTTAATAGCTAAAAGAACTAATGCAGCAAGTAGTTGGGGAATGTGGGATAGTAAAAGAGATCCAATAAATCAAATGAGTAAAGCTTTATTTCCTGATCTTTCAAATGCAGAAGGTACAGATTATTATGTTGATTTTTTAAGTAATGGTTTCAAATGGAGATTAAGTGGAAGTGGAGAAAATGCTTCTGGTAACACATACATCTTTATGGCATTTGGTCAATCATTAGTAGGATCTAATAACGTCCCTTGTACTGCGAGGTAACCTCGCATGTACTTCGGTGCTACACCCTTTTCAGCATCAGCCTTTTCAGATGTAGGCTTCAATCCTAATGCATTTGTAGGAGTAGAGGGCATTAGACTAAACGTCGGTATTGGTAATTCAACAATTGTTGGTGACGCTAATTTTTCTGTAACTGGAAATAGAGTTAACATATCTACAGGTAATGTAACCATTGTAGGTAAAGCAGTAGAGGTCCTAACAGGACAAGGTCTTGAACTTGGTATTGGTAATGCGCAAGCATCTATACCTAAAGACGTACCGGTAACTGGTAATGGTTTTGAAATAGGTAATAGTACAGTAACCACAAAAGCAGGTGCCGTGCCTCCTATAACGGGGATCAGGGCAAACATAGCAACTGGCGCTGTATCAATAATTGGTAAATGTAATCTAACAGTAACAGGTAGTGGCTTTGAGGTAGCTCTAGGTAATGCTACAGCTAAGGCAAATGCTACGGCTATCGTATCTGGTAAAGGATTTACAGTATCTACAAGCGATGTTACTGTAGTTGCAAAAGCAAAAGCTTTACCTTCTGGTGAAGGGTTTAAAATAGGCACATCTGATATCACAATAAGACAGTGGGATCAGGTACCAGTAAACGCAACACAAACCTGGAGGAAGTTACCATAATGTTATTTGGAGCAACACCTTTCGCATCGACAACATTTGCAGGAGTAGGATCTCAAAATGTGGTTGTTTTGGTTAATGGTAAAAGAGTAAATATAGCGGTCGGTAATTCAGAAGTTGACTTTGGAGTTAGACCAATTGGTAATAGATTTAACCTTGCAATAGGCACTATTAATGTGGTATCTTGGAACGATATAGATCCAAACGCAACAGGGGTGTGGGTCCCAATAGACCCATTGAACCCATAGGAGTAATATGGCATCGAGTTTTTCGACGAATTTAAAATTAGAGTTAATGACTACCGGGGAGAAGTCCGGTACTTGGGGTACAATAACTAACACCAATTTACAACAATTAGAACAAGCAGCATCAGGATACATATCTGTAGACGTTGCGGCTAGTGATGTTGCTTTGGCCATAAGCAATGGTGCTGTATCAAATGGTAAAAATTTATACTACAAATTAACTGGTACATTAGCAGCGAATAGAAATGTGACATTACCAGATTCTACAGAAAGAGTTGTTATTGTAGAAGATGGCACAGCTAGAACATCAAATAATTATACATTAACATTTAAAACTGCATCAGGGACCGGGGTAGTATTACCTGCTGGTTCTAAATCTTTACTATATTCAGATGGCACGAATATAAATAAAGGATTAATAAACAAAGGCTATTACACTGTACCGGGAGCGTATACTGCTGTAGATGGGGATCAATTATTAGTAGATACATCAGGTGGTGGTATAAGTAGTTCTGTAACAATAACCCTACCAGCATCACCAGCAATTGGAAACGAAGTGCATTTTATAGATAGCGGTAATAACTTTAACTCTAACAATTTAACTATTGCCAGAAACGGATCTAATATTTTAGGTGCAGCGTCTAACCTAGTTGTTAGTGTAAACAGTTCTGCGTTTACATTAGTTTATGTAAACGCAACTAGAGGCTGGATCTATAAAGATAAAATCTAGGAGTTAGGATATGGCTCTAATAGAATATAGATTTGCACCTGGAATCGATAAACAATCATCAGACTCTGGAGCAGAGAATCGTTGGGTAGACTCTGACAATGTAAGATTTAGATATGGTCAACCAGAAAAAGTTGGTGGTTGGTCATCCCTAGTTACTAGCACTATTGTAGGTGTTGCAAGAGCTATGCATGCTTTTACCGATTTAACAGGAAATAGATATGTAGCAATTGGTACAGATAAATTTTTACTTATATACTTTGAAGGTCAATTGTATGATGTTACACCACTTAAAACTACATTAACTTCTGCAACTATTGCAACTACAAACGGATCACCAACTTGTACAATTACAAAATCTGCTCATGGTTTATCTGTAGGAGATATAGTACAATTAGATAGTGTAACTTTACCGGGTGGTACAGGTTTTAGTAATTCAGATTTTGAAGATAAAAATTTTCAAGTTATAACTGTGCCTACGAACGGCACGTTTACAATAACACAATCTAGTAATGCAACTGGTACAGTATCTACTGGTGGTAGTTTAAGTTTAAAACCTTTTGAGCCTGTAGGACCAAGAGCACAAACATATGGTTATGGTTGGGGTGTATCATCATGGGGAGGTGGTGGATGGGGCCAAGCTGCATCTGCATCTTCTGTTGCACTAGAACCAGGACTATGGTCATTAGATAATTTTGGTGAAGTATTAATTGCTACAGTTGCAAATGGTAAAACATTTACATGGAACGGTGGAGCTGCATCACCATTAACAAACAGAGCCTCTACTACAACAACTAATTTTTCAACAGCAAACAATCCTACTGCATCAAGAGTTACATTAGTGTCACCAACAACAAGACACTTAATACATCTTGCAACTGAAACAACCATAGGTAACACAGCAACTCAAGATGATATGTTTATTAGATTTTCTAATCAAGAAGGTATTGATACCTATGCACCATCTGCAACAAACACTGCAGGAACACAAAGACTACAAGATGGAACAAAAATTATAGGTGCATTAAAAGCAAAAGAAAGTATTTTGATATGGACCGACAATGCATTGTACACTATGAAATTTATCGGCGCACCTTTTACATTTGGTTTTGAACAAGTTGGTACTAACTGTGGTTTGATAGGTAAGAACGCTGCTATAGAAATAGATGGTGTTGCTTTTTGGATGTCACCAAAAGGATTTTTTGCTTTTGATGGTACAGTTAGATCATTACCATGTAGTGTCGAAGATCATGTATTTGAAAACATTGATACTACAAAGGGACAACAAGTAAACGCAGGTTTAAATAATTTATTTACAGAAGTTGTTTGGTATTATCCATCTGCAGGTTCTGAGTATAACGATAAATATGTAATATATAATTATGGTGAATCTTCTTTAACAAAAGTTCCGGGAGGTGTTTGGTATACAGGCACAGAAGCTAGAACAAGTTGGGTTGATGCAACCATATATCCAAAACCTTTTGCAACTAAATATAGTTCAACATCTGATGGTACATTTCCAATAATTGTAGGTCAATCAAGTTTAGGACAAACAACATTATTTGAACATGAAATAGGAACAGATCAAGTAAACCCTAATGGTACAACTACAACAGTCACATCATTTATTAAATCTTACGATATAGATTTAGAATCTAGAATGAGAAGAACAGCACAAGGTGGTGTTGCTTCTGGAGCTGTAGCCGGTGAATTCTTTTTAGCTTTACGTAGATTTGTACCTGATTTTAAAACACTTGCAGGTAATTGTAAGATAAGTTTAGGTATAAAAAGATACCCACAAGACAGTCAAACAACTACGGCTTTAAGTCCATTTACAGTTAACTCTACCACACTTAAAAAAGATACAAGAGCTAGAGGTAGATTTTTAAATATAAAAATAGAAAACGATGCAGCTAGTGAGTCATGGAGATTTGGCACATTAAAATTAGATTTACAACAAGATGGTAGAAGATAATGACTAAAGTAGTAGTAAGAATACCAGAACCAAAAGAAGAGTATGATGTTTCTACACAAAAACAAATTAACAGATCTTTGACTGGTATTGTAGAACAACTAAACTCTACATATTTAAATGAAACAAAACAGGAGCAAGAGAGAATCTCTTGGTTTTTAGGTGGCTAACGTATTTACAAACGCAAAAAAAGATTTAACAACAAACTCAGTTACCACTGTATACACAGTGCCTGCGTCTACAACTGGTATACTAAAATCAATAATAGTGTCTGAGGACTCGGGAAACGCGGACTCTATAACATTAACGTTGACAGATGCGTCAGCAAACGTCTTTAGTTTGTTTAAAACTAAAGCTATATCTGCTAATGAAACAATAGAGCTGTTATCTAGCCCTATTGTACTACAAGAGAGTGAGATAATTAAAGCAACAGCAGCCACAGGAAACAGGTTACATATTGTGCTTTCTGTGTTACAAATAAATAGGGAATAATTTATGGCTTTTACAGAAGAAGGATCATTAGAATATATTGAAATAGATGGCAAAAAAGTGCCAGTAGTCAAGTGTGAAACAGAAGTTGTTTTACGAAACAAAGAAACAAACTACGAATATAATTCTGATCAAGAAGCTGAGGACGATATTAACAATCCAGATACTAATACACAAAGAGAACACGTAACAAGATCTGTAAAAATTAAAGTAGCAAAAATACCTGCAATAGGTGCAAGCTCAGATAAGGAAGAATAATGTCAATATTTAATGCACCAAGTTTCTACAATCAAGCAGACCAGGATATATATAATCAAGGTTTTAGTTTCATACCTCAAGAACAATTTAGAGGTGGTGCATTTAAAATACCTGGCGATGGTAATGTAGAAAACGATACGTTTAGAGAACCCATAGGTATACTTTTAAATCAAGGTGGCGGTGGTGAAAACAATTTTGGTATAGATGATCGTGGATTAATAACTACAGATTTTAGAAACTTTGAACCTAATTATTCCTATACACCACCAGCATATGATGATTTTCCTCCACAACAAAACATGTTTCAAAAAACGTTTAGCTCAATAAAAGATAAAGCTGCGCCAATTTTTGGGGGAATACTATCAGCTGCTACAGGAATTCCTTTTTTAGGAACAGGGTTACAAGCAATATCAAATCAATTTGAAAAC